GGAGGCACCCCCCAAAACACCGAACACCGTTTATTGGTGTAGCCCCAAAAATATCTATAGTACTTTTTATACTTTTGAGTTTATAGAGATATGTGGTAGTGTTTTGTGTGTACATATTTTTACATAGGTGATATGTATATATATAATGTGTTGATTGGGAGTCGTAAACAAAGAATGAAAAAACTTGATAGTGAACAAAATAATGACAATGTACAGACATTTTGTATAAACATGGAGCCTGTGGCCAAAGGTCGTCCTCGTTTCATAAAGAGTACAGGTAGGACATATACTCCCGCCAAAACGAAAGAGGCGACCAAATTAATTAGTGAGCATTTGGTATTGCGTAAGTTGGGCAAGATTTTAAAAAAAGACAAGACAGGTGAAAAGAAGTATGGTGTTGCTATATATATGCGATTTTTGTGTTCTCGCCCGAAGCGTTTGGGTAAGGGAGACAGGATATTAAAGACAACGAAACCAGATGTAGACAACTATATAAAGTTGATATTGGATGCGTGTAATGAAGCAGAGATATGGGAAGATGATAGTATGGTAGTAGAGGTCTTAGGTCAGAAGTGGTATTGTGCAGATTATGAGAAGCCTCAAGTTCAGATACAGATAAACAGGGTATTGATATGAGAATAACGAATAAAGTAAGAAAAGCAGCGCGTTACGTAGCGGAAGGAACACTTCGTCAGGTAGACATATGTGAGGAGATTGGTGTCAGTCGTCAAACGTTGATACGATGGAAGAATCAAGAAGAATTCAAAAAGTTGATTGACAGTTATTATGAGCCGTTGTTGGACACTGATTCTCGAGAGCGCACTTTATTGGAGACTGCTTATACAACGTTGGATAATGTAATGAAGCATGGATTGAATGAAGGAGCGAAGGTACAGGCAGCCAAGTATGTTGTAGAGAAGTTCCGCAAGAAGGCAGCAGGTAAAGAAGCGGACATAGACCATAGTGATATGCAGCAGATTTTAAAGTTGGTGGAAGGTAAGAAGAAGTGATTCATGTACCGTATACGATACCTAAGTCGAATAGAAAGCAGATAAAGTCTATTCTGGAAGATCCTGTGAAGTTTTTCAAGTTGCTTCAAGTACAGGACAAGTATACGGGTGCATATAGCAGTTTTGATTTATATCCAGAGCAAGAGCATTTGCTTAGTATTTTGCAGAAGAAAAAAAAGATTTTGGTGATAAAGCCTCGTCAGATTGGAGTATCTACACTTCTTCGTGCATTTGCGTTTTGGAGGACCTATGTATCGGTCAACCCGATAAAGTATGGTGTTTTGAGTTTTCATGACAGAAGCGCAAAGCATCTTCGTAAGATGGACAATAGTTTTCTTTATGGTTTACCTAAGATGTTGCGTCGTGCATGTAGCATAGACAATACTACGGATTTGGTATTTGATGATACCAACGCTGGTTTAAGCAGTTACACTGCCCGCAGTACAGGAGGAACGCGATCGTTTACTCTTAATAGTGCACATCTTAGTGAGTTTGCTTTTTATCCAGACCAAGAGGAAGTACTTGCTCAGGTCATGGCAACGATTGGTACGGGTCAGATTGTAATAGAGTCTACGCCTAATACTGTGGGAGACAAGTTTCATCAGTTATGTAGTGAAGCTCCAGACAATGGTTGGACGTTGGTAACCTTTTGGTGGTGGCAGCATCAACACTATCGTTCTCCTGTACCAGATTCATTTGTTGTTCGGGAAGAAGAGGAACGATTGGTTGCTGCATATAATTTAGAGCCAGAACAATTACAGTGGAGGCGTGAGCAAATTGCAACGGTTGGTATTGATAAGTTTCGTCGTGAGTATCCCGCATCGATTGAGGATGCTTTTGCATTTGGTTCTTCTTCGTATTTTGACCCATTTGCATTAGATTTGATAGAGCCTATTCATTTTGATGGCAACGACAGAGAATATGAGAAGGTGTATGATGATGATGTATATGCAATTGGAGTGGATACTTCTGGTGGTGTGGGTGGTGATTATAGTACTATTGCTGTGGTTTCTCTTGCCTCCAGAGAGATAGCATATCAGTATCGATGCAATAAGGTAAGTCCTGTTGACTTTGCGCAAAAGATTTTGATGGTGGCGCAAAGGTTTAATGAAGCGATGGTATTGTGCGAAAGTAATAATCATGGCCATGTTGTGTTGCAGAAGTTACGCGATTGGGGATATGTAAATCTTTGGTACGATGAAAAGGGTAAAGACTGGGTTACTACATCAAAGTCGAAAATTGAGGCATATGAGGTATTGCGTGAACATATCAATGAGAATATGATTTCAAGAATGTGTGTGACAACAATTATGGAGTTACGCAGTATGACGATATACAAGGTTGCTCCAGAAGCTCCCAAAGGTTTGCATGACGATTTGGCAGACTCTTTGGCTTTGGCATATCGTTGTAGTTTGGATATACCAAGTTATGTTATTCGCAATGCACAACAGGGATTGATGGATAGATTGATCAGCAAGCGTCGTGCAAAACGGATACGATCTATGAGACTACCATATAAGAGTGCAGAATGAAACCAAGAACAGTAGAAGCATTATTTAGAAGGCATGAGACATATTGGGACAAACAGAAGAGAGAGTTGCGTCGTCTTCGGTCTGCCTATATGACGCGTTATTGGGACCAAGATTATGCACCAGACCAAGTATTGATTGAAACTACACGTGCCTATGAATATATTGAAGGGTATATTGCATCGTTATATAGTAGAAATCCTTCTGTTGTAGTGAAGGGAGATGTGCGAGGTAAGGGTTCTCCTCATAAAGCTCAGGCATTGGCCAATGCTTTTTTAGATAATGTTCGCACACAAATCGAAGATGTGTCTCGATTGGCGTTGATATATCCTTGTGCTTTTATAAAATTGTATGCTACTCAACATCTTGACCCATTTAAACGTGTTGGTGTAAGTGCGGTTCCTTGTTGGGATGTTATTGTAGACACTGATGCTCCATCATGGGAGCAACAAAGATTTGTAGGCCATCGGTATCATATTACTGTTGACGAAGCCAAAGAGAAGTATGGGAACAAACAGTATTCATCGCATCAACTCATACGCTTCCTTGACAATGATAGTGAGGAAGATGGTCTACACTCTTATCATGGAATGAATCTCAGTCAGGTAAACAAGTCTGGAGATGAAACGGACAGTCCTTTTGAGTACATACAGGTAGTAGAGTTTTATGATTTAAAGGACAATAAGATGTATGTTTGGAGTCCTGATTATCGTAATGGTCAAAAATGGTTGTATGATGGGATAGAGATAGAGATAGATGTAGATAAAACAGAGCGTTTTGATTCGATACCTTTTACAGATGCGTCCGATAATCCTTTGGCTCCTATTGTACCTTTATATTTCTCTCGGCAACCTGATGTTCCGATGCGTGGGTATAGTGCATTGCGACGTGTGTATAGTCAAGTTGAAGAGACAAATATTATTCGAACGTATCAGTCTACAATGGTTAGACGTGCAGCCCGACAGTGGATTGTAAAGAAGGGTGTATTTACTGATGAGGATATGGCAAAGCTTGCTATGGGAGCTGATGGTGAGTATATAGAAGCTGAGTTATCGCCCAGTCAAAACATTGCTGGTTCAATTCAGGCCGTTCCACATACTCCTGTTCCGACAGAGTTGGAGCAATATATTCGCCAAGTCAATGACGATTTTCAACGTGGTTCTGTCATGGCTCCTTTTACTCGAGGAGAAGCAACGCGAGCAACGGCAACAGAGATAACTGCATTGGCGAGTTACTCTTCTAGTGAGATTGGTAGACTAGCACGTGAACGTGATGCTATGATAGAATATACTTCTGCGGTATATATTTCTATGATGAAGATATTTTTGGCTGATGAACCAGATGTAGTCGTGTTGAATAACAGAACAGAGGTAGTTCGAACGGAAGATCTTGATGGTGATTTTACGTATTTTGCATTAGATGCTGGAGCAACACCAGTTTCAGAAGCGGTCAAGAAGCAAGACTTCTTAACTTCTATAAAGATTCTTTTGGACTTGGGTGTGCCTCAACAGAAGGTTTTGCAAGAATTGGTTCGTAAACTTGATCTTCCAGAAGATTTTCTTGATGTACAAATTCAAGGCATGCAACAAATGGCTAATCCACAGTCTCAACCTTCCCCCACTGCAACGATTGAACAGGGAGTTCCTGGCTCTCCATCTCAAGTTGCACAATTATTATAGGAGTAAATATGTCTATCCCTACAGATTTATTGGCACAAGCTGGAAACATTGGTGCTGGTATGGACCAAATAGAAGCACAAGGTATGCAGATAGCAATGCCTACAGGCCAATACAGTTCTCGAGCATTAAACTCGCTTGTTGAAACTGTAAATGAAATCATGTCAATGATTGGAGAGCAAGAAAATTATCCATCTTTTACGGAAGATCAAACTGCACTTCCACAAGATTTTGTTAATATGATTATGGCGATCATGACTATTGCAGAAGATGCTCAGGTACCTGTTGACATTGAGTTACAAGACATTGTATCGGATAGAGAGATTGCAAGACTTGTAGCATTGTTGAAGCGTTTATCGAAAGATTCTTCTTTTCAACAATATTTAGAAGCTCAAGAATCACCTCCTATGATGGAAGAGGCTGCGGCAGTAGAAGCACTTCCAGAAGGTGGAGAGATGACAGTAAGCGATGATGAACTTTTTGCTAGCAGAATGAGGTAAAAATGGCAGAAGAAACAAGTGAAACAACTGCAAAGTTGTCTACAGAAAATCCAAGCGAGTCGGTAGTAGAGGACACTGGTGAAACAGTCTCTATAGAAGAACGTCCATCAATAGATCGATACAAAGATGATTATGATCTTCGTGTTGAGAAACTTTTGGCGGAATACGAAGCAGAAAAAAAAAGGTGAAGCTCCTCCTCCCAAAGAAGGATTAAGAGAAGGGGAATCATGGGATTCTCTTTTTGATCAAGCTGATGAGAATAGTCAGCGAGCGATGCAACAACTTAGAGCAGACTATACTAGAAAGACGCAAGAGCTTGCGAAGCAACGTCAAGAGATTGAAGAACAACGTATACAGTTAGAGTCTTTGAAAACTTCTTTGGAAGACAATGAAGCATACAAAGCGATACGCAAGGCTGCGCAAGAGGATACTGGTGATTTTGATCCATATGATTCAGAGTCATTCCAACGGTATGTAAACAAGATTGTTGCAGAGAAACTTCAAGCAGTACTTGAGCCAATGGCCGAGCAACAGATGAAACATCATGCTCAAGCAAAGATACAAAGTTTTATGTCTCAACATCCAGAGTTAAAGACAGATGAAAACTTACGTGGTGAAGTTCGAACTATGCTCGAGAACAACGAAAGTTTGTCATTACAGGATGCGTATTGGATAGTAAAAGGTCGTCGAAGTCATGCAGCATCTGAGAAAGCACAGTTACAGTCATTAGCATTTCAGAAGGCAGCAAAGGCTTCTGGCTTGAAAGTTGGCATAGGACAGAACAAAGGTGTGACAGTTCCAAAGGGAGCACAAAAGATGAGAGCACACGATTTATATCAACATCTCTTGAAACAACAAAAATAATGTTATACATTTATCATATCGCAATGTACATTCCCCGAAAGGACACGTTTGTACAATCTCCCTCACGAGGATACGAGAGCGATAAAAACTCTAACGTAGGAAGGTAAAATGCCTATACAACCTGATATTCTCGCATCAACCCTGCGTATCTTGAAAGATCGTGAGGTTGACAACACATTTAAAAACATTCCATTGCTCGATGCCATTCGTAGTCATGGAGCAGTCATAGAAAGTGATGGTGGTAGCAAAGTAAATTGTCCAGCCATTATGACTGAACATTCAATGATAACCCAACTTTCTAGTGGATATGAATCTGTAAATCTTGCAGTAAAAGATCCTCTTCGTCAAACCGAATACAACTGGTGTGATTTTGTTGCTCCTGTAGTTATTACAGAGAAAGAGCAACTCTCTAATAAGGGTGATCGTGCAGTAATAAACATTGCAGAAGCCCGTTTGAAGTCTGTTATGGGTATGCTTCAACGTGAATTCTGTAAGCAAATTGTAGAAGGGTCTTCTACAGTATTGACTGAGCTTGAAACTCTTTCTCCTAAAGTTAGTGGTGGTTGGTTTAGTTTGCGTCCATTTGGTAATGGTACAGGACTTGTTAGTAATTTAAATAAGGCTACATATACAACTACATTCCAAAATCAATATGTAGATTGTCCATCTGCATTCCCCAGTATGTCAGGGAATCAGGCTGGCAGACTATTTCGTGCTATGAGCAAATTGTACATAGATACACAAGTATATGCACCAGAAGGCGAAGTAGACATTATTTTGATGTCTCCACGATGTTACGAACTTTACAAAAATAGTTTGTTTGCTCAAGAGCGATATACATCTATTCAAGAGCAACGCGACATGGCTGGTAAACTTGGTCTTATGTTTAATGGAGCAAAAGTTTTTGTTGAGCCAAATCTTGGATACACATTTGATAATACTGCTTATTCTACTGGTCAGGCACAAAAGATGGATGGGAATCCTATTGTTTTTGGTACTGGTGGTGGTGAGTATCAAACTGATGGAGCCAATGTCGGTACTGTTGATGCAATGTTTTTAAACAGTAAACTTTTATCTTTATATTTTGATAAAGATGCTTATTTTGAAATGAGTGAATTCGAGCGCATTTCAGGCTATGCAGCTATGGCAGCAAACATTATGACTCGTACACAGTTGGCAACTGCGAACTTGAGTGGTCATGGTATTCTTGTAAACGCTTTCGCAACCGTTCCTTAGAGGTGACTTATGGCTACACAAAATTTATTACAACGTCTTGATTCCGCAGCAGACACTACAGGTTCATCTGTAGATGCTTCAAACCGTAGAATCGAAGAGATTTTTATTGCAGCAGAGGATATTTCTGCTGGAGATTTTGTAACTCTTGATCTTAACCAGTCTGATAATTCTGATAAAGTGTTGTTTGTAAAAAAACTTACATCAACTGCTATATCGTCTTTGGGTATTGGTGTAGCGATAGATGCGGCATCTTCTGGTGAAAATATACGGATTTGTATTCGTGGAATGATCGCAGCTAATGTTGCTACTGGTATTGCACAGGGAGATCGTTTGGTATCTTCTTCTAGTGCTGGACGTGCAGAGAAAGCTCCAGAATTTCTTACTGTAACAGGTGGAGCTGGTGCTGGTACAACTGCACAACAAGCATACATTGTTGCGTTTGCAGTAAGTGCTGAGTCTGGAAATTCTGCTACAGTATATGTTCTACCTAATTTCTAGGAGAATCATTTAACATACAAGGGGTGGGTGCAACGCTCATCCCTTTTTTATAGGAGGATAACATGAATTTAAAAGACATTCGTCAGTACATTGCTAATGTTATAGATTATGATCCAGAGTCAAATGTAGACTATACTGCTCAAATTGACATGATAATTAACTACCATTATCAACAGTTATTCTCTACCAAAGCTTTTACTTTTGCGCAAAAGGAAGAGTCATTTGAAGTATATACAGACATAACATATACAGCTAGTGGCATATATAATGGCGCAACAGGGTTGACCCAAATAATTATTCAACCATCCTTTGTGGATTGGGTTGAAGGAAACATTATTGAGATTAATGGTGTAGAGTATGAAGTGCTTTACAAAGATGGAACAACAGGCATTGATTGTTATATCAAAGGTAATGTTAGTTTTGTTGCTCAACAAGTAAAGTTTAAAAATCGTTTTATTCGTATTCCAGTTGATTGCATTTCGATTCTTCAAGTAGGAAGGAGATCGATGACGATTGCTCCCCAGTCGGTGGGTCGTTACATGCAGATAACAAGATTCGAAGATGAGTATTATAACTTTCCTCTTGATGAGGTAAACATACCTAACTATTGGATTGTTCAAGACGATATACAGTTGTTTGCTCCTACCTCACCTCCTATTGTTTCGGCAAATTCTACTACTGCGGGAAAGGGTGTTCGTACAGTAAGGGTAGCTCAAACATATGTAAAATGGGATCAAAATGGCAGAACATACGAGATTGAAACAGGTCTGTCTCCGTTTTCGAATCCTATTACATTGCAAGATGCAGAAGAGTTGCGAGTTACACTACCAGCGTTGCCTAGCGATACTCCATATGCACGTCGCATTTATATTATAAATGATAATGATAGTCCTGAGTTTGCCGCAGTATATGAGGTAGGCAGTGCTGTTGTAGGATTTTCTGGTCCAGTGGACATTAGTTTTACGGCAACATCGTTTGCTGATGGTACGTTTGTATTGTCTCAACGACGTTTTGAGTATCCCGAAGGTTATCGAATGACCTTACGATTATATCCCCGTCAAAGCGAGGATTATGATTTAACAATACGATATGTCTATCGTCCCAAAAGATTGGTTGAAGATACGGATACTCCAGATTTGCCTCAGTCTCATCATATTGTTTTGGCATATGCGTGTTTGGCAGATGTATTAGCAAAGCATGATAATTTGCCATTGAGTCGTATTTATCGCAAGAAGTATGAACAAGAAGTAATAAAGATGGAAGAAAGATTCTTGACTCAAAAGCCTAGAAGATTTGTGAAGGGCTTTATGAAAGAAAGTGGTGTGGATACTGTTCCAATGTTTACTCCTTTGAAGAGAGTCCCATGAAGGATACCAATATAAAGATAGACAGTCTTGGGGGAATTTTTGAAAGTTTTCCTTCCCCTGAATCTAGTGTATTAGAGTTGATCAATTGGCAAGTGGATCAATATACAGGAGGTTGGAATAACAAGTTGGGATACGAAAAGTATTATCGTTCTGGTTCTGACTGGAGTCCATTTGTGGTCCAGTTGGTTGATTCGTTGTTTTATGTGCAACGTCATCAAGGAGCACAGGATAGTATTCTGTTTGAGCAGTCAGGAGTATTATACCAGTTGAATGATTTTGATGGTATTCCGAAGAAAGTTACTTTATCATCCAATAGAACTATACCAAGTAGTAGTGAAATCAACACACAGTATTGTCAGTTTGGACGATATATTATTTACACAAATGGATATGACAGACCATCAAAAACTCATCTTTGGCCATGTACGGGATATACAACAAACTATTTAGTTGAGTATCCGTTGGGTTTTGATTCATTACCTTCTGCTCCTGTAGTGTGGGGTGTGGAGACAGACTTTACTCAACCAGATGCAAAGGGTGATGTAACATCGATATTTTTTTTTACAAGTGCAGTAACAGGAGAGGATTTTAAAGATAAAGGTTTGGGTATTCTTACATCAACAAAGGAGAATAAATACCGTTATAAGGTGTCCTTTATAAATACTGCTGGTGCAGAGAGTCCTTTATCTTCAGTGAGTAATACAGTAGAATGGACGACTCCTACTCCTGTGGTTCGGTATGCTTTAACGATAGAGATTCCATTAGGTAACAATGATATAGTTGCACGTCGTATATATCGTACGAAGAACTTTTCTAATGATTCTGATTTTGATGGAGATACCTTTTATTTTGTTGCAGAGATTCCCAACAATAAAGATGATTTTTTTATTGATGATTTGCCAGATAGTGCAGTGGGATCACAAGCTCCTTCATTATTGGATTCTGTTCCGTTCCCAGCGATGAAGTGTAGGTATTTGGGAGTATATAAGGATTGTTTATTTCTTGATGGTGGACGTAGCAATGATTTGGTTTTGTATTTTTCTAATCCAGCAAAGCCCGATCAATTTGGATCTTTAAACTTTATTCTACTGGGTCACAGACAGGGCGGTGGAATAACAGGTATGTATTCTTACTTTAATCATTTATTAATTTTTAGAGAGTATAGTATTGATGTGGTTCGTGGTGACTATCCTTTGTTTTCCTGTGCTCCTATCTCGAGTCACATTGGTACAAGAGCTACTAATACGATTGTGTTTATTCCAGAGTTTGGTGTAGTATTTTTATCGTATGATGGTATTTATGGAATCTATTCGAATCTCGAGTATTCGAATAATCCGAAGGTTCAATTATTGACTCCTATGTTAAGAGAGACCTTTCTACGTATAAATAAAGATGCGTTGTGTAAAGCAACGGCAGTATATTCTCGCAAAAGAAGAGAGTACATTGTACATTTTCCAGTTGATGGTAGTCCTCATAATAATATAGGTTTGGTGTATCATATAGATAAAAAGGTTTGGTCAATGAGAGAGAATTTTCCTGTGGGTAATTTGATAGTAAATGCTCAAGGAGATGTTTTATTTGGCATGAATCAAACTGCACCAACTACAAACAATGAACATGGCATTATGGTTATTTCATCTCGTCGAACTACGGGACAAATTATTAGTGGTGAATCGTTATTAGACCAGCCTCCTCCTACTAGTATTTTGCGTAGCGCCTGGTTGGATATGGGAGATCCAGGAGCAAAGAAGAAAATACATTCTGTGTATTTGTTTATTGGTACAGGTGGTGACCAAGACATTCCATTAGATTATTATATGGACTTTGATTACAACAGTAATAATAGAACACAAGCTTTACGGCAGCAGCGTCCTGATTTTGCTGATCAAAATGTATATGATAAGGTTCAACTTGATGCGAATAAGTATTGGGAAGAGCCTTTGGTTACGACGATACGATATGATGTACATAGTAAAGCCTGTAGTCATTTTCAATGGAAAGTTNAAGCCAATGCGGATTTACACATTATTGGCTATGCTATTGACTTTACTGCATCTGGTATGCGTGTCATTAAGGGCAAGAAGTTATGAGTAAGAAATGGACAGAAGCTTATCCTAGAGACAATGCTATAGCAGACTATAAGCAATTTACTCATGGTTACAATGAGTATAAATCTTCTTTCAATGGTGGCGTTGACAGAACAATGACTCCATCTTCTGCGTTAGATAAAGATGCTATAGTTGATCGAGCATTCCACCAAGTTTTGTTATATCGTCGTGGAGATGTGACTGCATTAGAAGATTCATCAACAGTAACAGATGATTTTCGTGGTCCTACTTATAATACATATGGTGGTGGTTGGGTAACTATTGATCAGTTTGATTTGGCAAATATGAAGGATGGCATGTTGCATTGGGAGTTTTCGAGTCATATTTACAACAACATATATGATTCTAAGGACAATCCAAAGAGTGTAACTATTCGTTTGCTTTTTGATGGTGTTGAAGTTGCAGTGGCTTATAAAGTCTCTCTTCCTACTGTAACATTCCGTATGGTGTGTGATATACCGATAACGGGTTCTCCGAATACAGTGGCAGTACAGGCGCGTTCTGTGGGGTACAAGACAGGCGATAGTCAAACGCGATGTTTGTTCCAGTTATTAGCAATGCAACACCTATTTATTGGGAGATGGAGATGAGTAAGATAACCAATACGAATCCACCACAACGAGGACAAGAGCTTACGACGACAGATTTAAATCAAGTTTTTACAGAAGCCAATGGTGCTTTCCCGTTAGATGGTGACAATGTTCGTAATGAGGGTTTGGATCAGCCAGTATTCTCTCTTAACTCTGGTCATGGTAAAAGTGGTATTATACTGGTAAATGCAGCAAGTAATGAATCTACCACACCAGTAACAGTAAATGCGAATACGGCAACGGGAACTCCTTTTGATGCTGCGACTACTGTGCAAACGTGGACAGTAGTTCAACCTATAACCACTGCTGATTTGATACGAGTGTATTGGCAGTTTGATTATCAAAATACGGTAACATCAGCAGGTCCTGTAAACATTGCTACAAATAATGGTTGCGTTTGGGCATTATGGTTAGAGTATCAGTTATCGTTTGGTGGTGCATGGCAANCAGTAGAGAATCAAAATGATTTTGATAACTTNTTAGATACGTCAGTATATGGAAGTCCTACATCTTTTACATATGGTTGTACGATATATTCTCATGCGTTGGTTTATAATAATGGTGGCTCTTTGGTTGTAGACACATATCCTCATAGAACAGGATATGGTTGTTGGTGGTTGGCTCCATCATCGAATATTACAATATATGGTCTTCGTTTACAGTGTAGAGGTTTATTGAATCAAAGGTTTGTGACTCCCAATAATTTAAAAAATTCATGGCATTTACAAACTGTTTCTTCTGGAACTCAACAAAGCACTATAAATAAAAGCTATATTGCGTATATGGTAATGAGAGAACAATGAGTATTACATTCCCCAAAACATTTGTTACAGGTGAGACTGTACGGGCACAAGATGTTCGTAACAACTTAGATGCGATGTTGGATAAGCAACAGAATCTTTCTGCTGGGGATATGCAGTTGGCAGCAAAATGGGCGGACACACAACACATAATGCAAGGTCGGTATGATTCTATACGTAATGTAGCAGTAAATGTATCAGGAGTGTTTGGTGGTCAGACCAATGGAGGCATACATCAGAATCTTTCTTATGCCTCACGATGGATAACAAATAGAGCATCGGTTAGTTCTTCGGTTCCTCCTCGAACGTTTATACATTATACGAATATAACTTTTGATATATTGCGTCCAGCAACGTTATTTTTTCAATGGTCTATGGTACATCAAAGTCAGACTGATCAAAACGGAACCAGAGGAAATACAATTATACGTTCAAGTTTGAACGATGCGTTTATAGCTGGTACATCGGTTCCTCATATGGTTGTTGAGCAGCCTAATCTAAGTGCGTTGGATATATTGATAGATGGAACTCATACAACAAATGGTGTTATTCTTCAAGATATACCCAATCAAGTTTTAGGATATAGTGTAGGATTAACGGCAGAGTCAACAGCGGGCAAATGTCAGAATGTATCGTGGTCCATATCTTTAGAATGTTTTTATATGTAGGAGCCTCTTATGACAGGTTTGGAGTTAGCTTTACTTGGTGGTACTATTGGGAAACTGGTAGGAACAGGAACACAATCATTATCTACGTTAGGTCAAGCGAATGATTTACGTTTGACTCCAGAACAAAAGCGTAGATTAAAAGATCTTGAGCGATTAGCGGCTCGAGATGAATTTGGAATGACAGAGGGAGAGCGGGAGATTTTTCGTACAAGAGCAATGAATCCTGTTCAGACTGCTGAGAGAGAAGCGTTGGCAAGATTTCGTGCATCTCAAAACATTGCAGATGTTGGTCAGGGTTCTACCTTTCGTCAACAACAAGCGTTGAAACAAACGAGTGAAGCAGCTCGAGCACAGATCGCACAAGCTGAGGCTCAAAGAGATGCAGAGATTGCTCGTCAACAACAACTGGAAAGAGATCGTTTGTTACAACAACAACGTCAAGCTTCAGCGTTGGAACGTCAGGCAGCGTTACAATTGATTGGTGGGCTAGGTGAAACAGTTTCGGAAGGTTTATCTGTTGTTGGTGAAAAGAAGATGATGGATGAAATGTATGATCGTAAGATAAAACAGATGAAAGAATCTGGACAAGAGACTGCATTACAGGTTGCAAAGATGTTGGGCATTGAAGGTATTGGAGAGAGTTCTGGTAAAAGTCTTCAAACTCAAGCAGTAGAAAATTTATCCGCTAGTGGTACGGACGCTTTGGGGCAAAACTCTGTAGATTTTGTTGAGCAAATGAAAAAGAAACCTTCGTTTGAGAATCAAGAAGGTTTAAATATTGTTGATTTAATTTTGAATGGATACAATACTGCTCCAGATATGGGTATTGATTTTTGGATGGATTTTGAATTAGAAGAGAATAAGGATAGGTTGACTCCAGAACACCAACAGATCATAAAAAATTATGTAAGATCACAACTTTCTTCTCAGGAATAATACAATGTCGTTTGAAGCAGCTAGAAGAATTTTGCAAATGTATCAGCAGTCTAATACCCAACGTATAAATGATGCAATGCGAAGTGCATATAATGAAGCCATGACTGCGTTCCAAAGTGAAACGGCAGCTAGAGAAGCAGCAGTATCGATTTTAGAACAAGAAGAGAAGTCTTTTCGAGAGATGATAAAATCATACAACTCTGTACGTCGTGAACAAATGAGGGGAAATTTTCGTATAGCTCGAAGTATTTCTGCTGCGCAAATACGGAATAAAAAACGACAACATGCAGCAGATGAAAAGAATAAAAATTTAAAGGCACGACAGTATAATGAAGCCCAACGTTTAAAAGCCATGTCTGCTAAAGGGAGTGAAAGTCGATTTATTGCTCAAGCAGACGATCATGCTCGCAGTATGACAAGAGCAACAGAAATTTACCAAAATAACTTATCAAATCAGGTAAATGAAATTGTAACTATACTTAGAGAANNTCCTTCTGATACTGCTTTTCGTGGCAAATTAAGAGGGAGTGAAGGTGGTGCATTAAGAAGTGCATTTCAACAAGCTAAGAGAAGATCAGATCAGGNACCTACACAATTAACAAAGTTAGGTAAAGGAAGTCAAAAGGAAGCATTGTCAGAGTTTTCTTTGATACGTCAAAAATCTTTGGGCGATGAGTTTATTGCAGATGTTATTGAGGGAAGTGGTCTTGATGAGGATGATCCTAAAATTNAAGAATTGCGTTCTTTTATCTTTGAAAAAGGAAATAATTCTCGTGCTGGTATATATGAAAGTGCAGCAAAAATTACACCAGAGCAACAACGAGATGCTTATGATGCAGAGAAGAAAGAGTATCTTGATAGGTATCGTCCCGTTCGTGTGGGAGGTTTGGCAGCGTTAAAGCCAGCGGTTGCTTTTCAAGAGGAGATTCCTACGTTACCTGATGACACTGTTGATAAACAACTTGTAGAACAGGCGCAAGAAGTATTTAATCAACTACGAGCAAATGACGACACGCCTTTTGAGCTTACTGAATCTGAGCTGCAAAACATTTCTCCTGATGCAATAAATGCTTATCAACAATTAAAACGTGTGATTGTACAGAACCCTTTGGCGGTTACATTAGAAGAACAGACATTGCTTGATGATTTGGCTTTATCGCGTCAGTTACAAATCTTAAGACGCAAAGATCAGATAAGTAGAATGAATCCTCAAATGAAGAGTCCAGAAGCAATTCGATATAGAGCAGCAGAACTTGCAGAACCTGGGGGCAAGAAATCAGTGGCTTCATCTCTTCCAGCCTCAGCACAGAAGTATTATGCAACACAACGTCAGGCATATGATTTATCAGACAAAGATGATCAAAGTGTATCTAATTTGGGTAAACCAGAACAGATGGGTGTGTCTCTTTACAAGGAATTGTTTGATCCCAGCATAAGAGGATTTAAAGATAATGCAACTAATGATACATTGGTTGAGCGCATAAACGAAGGATTCCCCAGTAGTGAAGATCAGTTACGTGCATTGACTGCATTTTATTCTAGAGCAATGGCTTTTCAACGTTCACAGAATCCTATTGTTTTGCCTAGTGGTGCTCGTAATGAAGATTATGTTGATGCCTTAAACAAACTTTCGTTCGAGAAATAAAATGGCAAGTGCAGCAGAAATACAAAAACAAATAGATGCTGAATTAGAAAAAGAAAAAGTTGATACAGTAAAACTATCTAAGTTGTTACAAGATTTACAGGCAGCACAATATGATGAAACACGTGTAAAAGATATAGAAGATCCTGAGACTCAGATATATAAGATCTCAAAGGGCACTCAAGATCTAATGGGTTCTGATTTTATTATTGGTGAAACAGAAAAGGAATTACAAAAATTACAACAAAACAGACAAGGTAGAAGTGATCTAGATTTGGAAGACTTAGCTAGGAAGCGAGCAATACAACGATATGAAAAAAGGATTCTTCCTAAGTTAAAAAAAACAGGTGAGTTTAAAGAATTTGTAGATCCATCGTTTGCGGTATCACGTATTGTAGATCCTGTTCGTGGATTGGTTATTGATGAGAAAGATGGCACAGTACGAAAGGGTACAACGTCTGAGTTGATTGCTGAGGGTTTAAAGCGTCAAGTTGTTTATTCTCCTCAACAGTTTGAGCCTACAGGTAAGGGAGCAGAAGCAAAGAAACTTAGAGAAGAACTGGATACAGACTACAAAAAATTTGGTTTTGGTTATGGAATGAGTCCTCAACAAGCATCGCAAATTGCTGGTTCATTTCGTAAAAAACAAGAAAAGGCAGAAGAACTACAAAAAGAATTTGAAAAAAATCCAGAATATAGAGTTGTAAAAGAAGCAGCAGTTGTACCAGAGTCTATTTTGTCTACTGCCTTTGGGTGGTTAAATAGTGGTTCTGCTTTAGAGGCACCTGTAATACCAGTTATTCAAAAGGGAATAAGTGATTTTTTAGGTACACCTAAGCCTGTTGCTGATGTATCTTATCAAAAAACTAAGATTGATGCTCCGTTTGGATTAGGTCAATTTCTGACAAACTTAGCAACACGACAGGGAGTAATGACTCAATTTCAATCTCAGTTACAGGACCCATCAGAGCGTGGAGATGGTTTGTTGGGTGCTCTTGATCCTACAGTGCAAGGTACTATGGGTTCATTTGCTGTTGGTATTGGGGCAGAACTAGGAACAAGTTTGACTCCTTTGGGTACGGCAACCAAACTGCGCAAACTTACAGGAGTGGCTGCACAAAGATTAGGAAAGGCTGCGAAGTCTCCAGCGTTACAACAGGCTGGGAAGGTTATTACTTCTCCGTTGGAATCTGTACGATACATGGGACAGAAGGTTGATATTGATAGAGCTTTAAAGGCGGTTGATTCTCCCAAAGATGTAAAATCTATTGAAAAAGATATGTTATCTCGAGGAGAAGAGTTATCTCGATCTTCCATGAGAGGGAAGTCTGCTGATTTAATTGGTAGTGTATATGCAACAAATGAAGCTTTACAGGCAGCTATTGCAAAGGGATTAGATAAAACATCTGATGTTATTCAAGCTTTAAAAAGCAAAAGTAGTTTTGCAAAATCGATAATAGAAGAGGGGGGTACTTTAAAGGAAACTGCCAAGAAGTTGAATGAACGATTACAAGCATTGGCTCCTCGAGGGAAAAAAGAACTGTTATCATTAAGACGTGCATATGATGTTGCTAAGGATACAAGAGCATACATAAATGGTAAGGCACCTAAGTTTGATGCTTCTGTTATTCGTCGTGCTGCACGATCAGCAAAGATTCGAACTATAGACTTGGGAAGCTTAGGCGAAGAGTTAAGTGATTTACTTCCTTTGCTTAAAAAGAGTGGTAAGACTGGATTAAATATAGATGAAGTAGTCGAGTTGGGATCTCTAATACAAAAAAATGAAAAAGCTTTTAAGAGCATAGAATCTTCCATTGATGAGATATATGAGGCAACAAAATCATCTGTCTCAGATGTAATGAGAGATAATTTTCTTCGTAATATACCAGATGATTTTATTGACATTGGTGGTCAAGTTGCGGTTCCTGTACGCAATGTACGCACGCTCACAGGTCGTGTAACTCCTCAGATGCGTGAGCATACCGAGCAGTTGATAAAGTTTGTTGAGTCTCTCCCTAGAGGGATGAATAGACGTTTGACTTCTAAGGCAAGAGATAGGGTTTTAAATTTTCAATCTGCAAAAAATATACGTATTGATGAAGAGATAATGAGGAAGATAAAAGCCAATGAGTATTTGTCTCCTTCGGAATATAACTTACTACACAATACTATTAGTGGTGAGCTTGCTATAGATCTTTTACAGGGTCAACGATTGGTTTCTGGATCTCTTACAAACCAACTTGCGCAACTTACAGGAACAGGACGAGGCACATTGATTTCTCCTGTGAAGGGGAAACCTTCTAGCTTTCGTATACAGTTGAAGGGTTTTGCTAATGCAATGAGACTGATCATGAAGAGGGAACCAGTTAAGTTGTTTTCATCTAATGTTCTACCTCCATCGTTTGCTCGGTTTGAACAACAAATGTCTTTGGCAACGAGTGAGGCTTTTCGAGTTGTGCAGTCAAGATTAGAGTCATCTATACGTGGTGCAGTGACTCAAGAACAACGAGTCACTGCAATAAATAAGGTTATATCAGAGTATATTGATGATGGTGTTTCTTTAAAATTAAATCAAAAAATGTCTCAAGCTCGTCGTCAAGATGGATTTGATGTATCTCCAGAAATGCGTTTTGGTAAGTCAGAAGCAATTATAAAAGCAAAAAAAGATTTAAGAGATTTAGAGTTTGATGAACTTACAAAACGTTTAGATGAACTCATTAGAGAAAAGCGTATTGAAAAAGNAGACGCTTTTGNAATAATGAANCAACGTCATACCAAAAGATTNCAAGAGCAGTTGGAACGTCATCAAAAAAGAGAAGCGTTACAATTAAAAAGTCAAAATAAAAGGTTGAAAGCTTTAAATGATAGACGTTCACTGCTTCTTTCTAATTTACAAAAAGATTTTACTGAGCGTTTGGGTAAGTTAAGACGTACCGAAAAGTTAGAACCTCTTCCTAAGTCAAAACGTTTTTCTAAACCAACACGTTTTTCTAAGAAAAGATTAGGAAAAAAAGATTTAAAAAAATCTTTTGAGATAAGAAAAAAATTAGAGAGAACACAAAAAGAATTAAAAAGAAGGGAAAAAGAATTACTAGAACAGTTTGAAACAAGAAAGAAAAAACTTGAAATAAAAGTTTTAGAGGCAAGGATAAAGCTTGCTGGAAGGAATAGAAAGGCTTATCTTCGCAGACAACAATCTTTTAAGGAGACACAAGAACGTACAAATAAACGTTTCAAAGAGCAGCTTGCTGGAATGGAGGAACGTTTTCGAACTAGAAAAACGAAAACGCAAGAATCGAATCAACAGGCCTTAGAGCGAGAGAGATCTCGAGCAAAAGATAGAAGTGAAAGATTTGCTCAACAAAGAAAGACTGCGGTATTATCTGAGCAATACGGTAGAGCAAATGTTCAATCTGTAATGGATACTTTAAAGATAGACACATATGAAGATTTGGTAAATCGTATTGATGAATTACAGGAGAACATGTCTTCTTATGTATCTAATATATATCGTGTGCAGCAATGGAAGACGTTGGTGCGTAAGTTTTTTACGAATCCTGATAGATCGGCTAATGCACGGATAAATGTTACGAATGATTTGTTAGATGATTTGCAGTCTTCGGGTAGGCTTGAGAAGCAATTGGTGGAANATCCTTCTACTCAAACTTGGTTAGACAATGGANCATTACCATTTACTGTAGATAATTTTAAAATANTAATAGATCGCTTGCGCACAGAGGTTCCCGCATTAAAGAAGTTTGGNTTGAAAAAAGGTTTTATCTTTAAAGAGGAGGACTATTATTTGCCGTTGGTGGAGGTATTGACTGATATCCAACGCACAAAATCTATGCAAACAGCGATTGATAATTTTGTACGAGCAGAACCAGACTTGTTGTTACGTTTAAATATTGTGTCTGAGAATACAGTAGGTTTGGATGCAATAGAGGCAACGGCTTCTTTATTGAAAACGACATTAACAAATACAATAAGGGCAGCAGATATAAGATCTTTAGAAGGCGCAACTGTTGAATTGTTACAGGCTCAGGTAGTAGAAGTATTGTTTGATTCTGCTATGAAAGATATTTGGAAGATATCGAGTAAGCAAAATCAACAGGCTTACATCAATATGTATTTAAATGAGTTGGTTCGTGATAAAACTTTAAAGTCTCAATTGCCTGATTATCTGATAAATCAATTTAATAATGGAGTTTTAAATACACAAACGTTTGTTCGTATTGAAAATAAAATAAATCAGGTTTTAAATAAACTGAGTGAAAAATTAACTCGCGATAAAAATCTTTCCGAACTTCCTAAAATACAAGAGCTTCAAAAAGAACTTCCTTCTGTATTAGATGATATTCAGGAACAATACTTATTTAATTTGTTGGGTAATCCAGATGGAAAAACAACAGGTATTTTTAAAACACAACTAGAACAGTTGCATCAATATATGTCTCGGTATGGTGTAAATATAGATACAACATTGAATAACATTAGAGAGATTAGTCCTACATTAAAGTATATTGGNAACACAAACTATACATTGTTGTATGGGAATGATGTCAGTGGAGTTGTAGCAAACATAAATAAAATGTTTTCCACTAGCAATTTTCAAGATCGAATAAAGAAGGCTGCAACGATAGGTCAGAAACTTACAGGTGCTACTGCATTATCAAAGATGTTAACACACATTGATAGCTTCTTTGCTCACACTAGAAGGATGGCTATATCGCAGATGTTGTATGGTGCATACATACCAGCCACTAGATTTTCTGGTTACAACAGATGGACGACATTTAGTATATTCTTTTCTACTGTTGGTTCTCCGTATACCAAATTGAGTACTGCAATAAAGTTTGTTGGCACATCAGGTTTGCTAGGTTCCTTATCCTTTGTCGATAAGATTTTTCAAAAATCAGATTTTAAACTATTTGATAGTAGTAGATATTTGTACGCACCAGCTGATGAGGTGATTGTACGTGCACGTGCTGGTGGAGCAACTAGAGATTATACNGCTGGTGAGTTGCGAGACATAACGACTCGAAGTGGTTTGGAGTTNTCTAGAGCGGGCGTAGAGTTCCTTGATGATCAGTATGAGGGTTTGTTGCGGGTGTTAAAGCAAACTCCTTCTGGGGGTGCTCGAGGTAAGTATATACGTCCAACAAAAGATTTTGTTACATTAAAAAGTAATTACCTTGCTGACTTTGCACACTTCCAAGACGCAGAGTTGCGTCGTTTAATATTTATAGAGTCTTTAAAAGATGGTCGCCTTCCCAGTCAGGCAGTGGAGTTAGCAAAACGATCGATGCTTGACTATACTGTTTTAAGCAAATTAGAAAAGGATTGGTTATCTCGTTATATTTTGTTTTATGCTTTTATGAGAACTCAGGGAACAGAGGTTATAAATACTTTTTATCGTGGTGTACAGGGAAATGTTCCGTTTGAAAATTTGTCTGCTCGGATATTACGTACACAGGATTTAATAAATCAAAGTACCTCTAAGGATTTTGTTGAGTATAACGATTTACAACGAGGTAGATTGTTTAATCTTTGGGTTGGTACAACTGATGACACAGATATATATTTATCGGGTCCTCCTAATCCAACTGTACAAATGTTTGAAATGTTAGGGTTGGCTGGGCTTTATACATTGCAAGGACTTTCAAGTTTTACTGCGGATGCATCTGATCGTATATATCAGGAAGAAACTTTATTCTGGAATTTACTACAAACAGGAGTATCTTTGGGAAAAACTTTCCTTTCTTCTCAGCCATTGATTGATAACTTTATTAAATTTACTCGTGGTAAGTTACCTGATCGAACTTTTAATCCAGAGTTTTTATCAATGGCACAAGAACAGGGATTATTAGATGAGGTTATTCAACGATATGATTTGATTCCTCGAGAGAAAACTGCGGGTCGACCTCTTTTGACTGATGAAAAATATAGTGGAAGATACTATAACTTTAGAAAAGGTTCGGATGGCATGAAGGGTTATCGTCAATATATNNTAGATAGAACTGTAGGCATGTATTTATTAAATTTAAATATGGTTGGATTGAATGATGCAGCAGTTGCTATGAATACACGGGCGATACAGGATTGGTATAANGGCAAGATGTTGGCAGAGACAGATGAAAATAAACGCAAATATTTGAAGAGAGCATCTCCACAAATTCCTATGCCTGTAGCATCGAACACATTGCTAGGTTTGTTTATGAGTGGTTTGATAACTCCAACTCAATCAAAAGATAAAAAACGAATAGNAGACCACGCATACAGAAATGTTATTAGGACACAGAATGTCGAATAATTATCTTGTAGAATACTTTAATGATCAGATAACTACAGACTGGTCAGGGTTTGCATTGCAACCAGAAAACATTCGTCGCAAACAAACTCCTCGATTGTATGGAACATTGTCTGCATGCTACATATACTGTGATACGCGAGTCAATGCGAACTCTTTAACAGTACGTATTACTGATGATGTAAATGGAGATCGATGTATTATTGGAGATAAACAGGTAGGTTTTGCGTATGGTGTCACAACTCCTACAATGACGAGTAGTATTATAAAAGTTGAGATTGATGTGGCTGATACGTGGCCATCTATGATTTGGATGAAAACAGATACAGGTACAGTAAATTTGCGTGAGATAAAAATAACGTGGAGATTTTTATGATATCAGCTAATGTAGACGCATTTAATAACGATGATGCTTTTTCTACGAATCGTATTGTTGATGACCTTTCGTCACAAATAGATGGTAATACACAGACTTTCGTTACTAGTGCAGCCTTCTCGAATTCCAGCCTTATGGTATATTGGAATGGAGTGTATCAGAGAACAGGAGTAGAGATAACTATTATTGATTCTCGTACATTTCAAACACAGTTTATGGCTCCTGTGGGGTCTGTGATTGTGGTTGTTTACACACAAATATAGAGGTTGAAATGACTATACAATTAGTAACCGATCAGCTGATCGACTCGATTATAACAGAAATAAAAATTGCTAATGGCTCAGTAGGTTTTGCGAAATTGAAAACTGCTGATGTTGAAACGACATTGACAGGAAGCAGCAGTAAGATTGCTACTGCCGCAGCTATTAAAACTTATATTGATAATCAAACTCCTGATTCTCTTTCGGGTGGAAATGGTATTGACATAGATACTTCTGGAGATCCAGATGTTGTCAGTGTTGATCTTGATGGTTCTGCTCCTGGCCTTGAGTTTGCTGCAGCAAAACTTAAAGTAAAAGTAAAGAGNGAAAGNGGTGGAAGCATAACTCTTGATGGAGATGGGCTTTATATTGCAAACTCTGCTATCTCTAATGCAAAACTTGCTACCAGCACGATCTCAGGTGTAGCTCTTGGAGCCAACCTTAATGCGTTGTCTGCGTCCAATGGACTATCCATGACTAGCTACAATGGTTCTGCTGCGGTTGCGGATTTGACTGTAGTTCTTGATGGTGCTACGCTTGCCAAAAGCGCAAGTGGAATCAAGGTTGCTGATGCTGGTATTGGTAGTTCTCAACTTGCTGATAATGCTGTGCCTCTACAGAAATTAGGAATCTTACCTTCTACTGATCACTACACTGCTAATGGTTCTACTGCTGCATTTACTTTGCAAAACAGAATCACTGCATCACAACTTTCTGATTTTGCTATGGCAGTTCGCGTATTCCGAAATGGTCAACGTCTTAAGCAAGTAGCTTCCTCTCCATCGGATACATCAGAGTATACCGTAGCTGACAATGGATCTGCTACAGTAGTCACTCTTGGTGGAAATCCAGCAAATGGTGAGTTTATTATTGTTGACTATTGGTATGATGCGTAGATAGTTTTCTCTCCACTGTACGCAATATGTATCCTCTGCATATTGCGTACCTTTTATGAGGTAGCTATGGATAAGAAGAAANTTTTTGAAATGATTTTGGGTCAGGGTGGCGCGTTGGTGTTGGCCTGTATTGCTTTGTGGTATATATCTCAGTTGTATGTAGACCAAATTAATATGATGATGAAACGATGTGATGATGATAGAGCAATGTATCAGGAGCACATGTTGAAATTATCTGATAAACTAGATGGTATACACAAAGATGTACAGGATATAAAGGATGGCAAAATCGATAAATAAATCTGCAATGAAGTGTAATCGTCCTCGAGCCTTGCGAAAGGGTGAGGCTGGTTATGGAAAGAAAAAAAAAGTTGTACTAGGTTGTAAGAGTGGTCGTCAAAAATTAATTAAATATGGCGCAAAAGGTTATGGACATAACTATTCTGATTCTGCCAAAAAGTCTTTTAGAGCCAGACATCGTTGTGATAGTGCAAATGATAAATTGTCTGCTCGTCATTGGGCATGCAAAGATCTTTGGCCTCGAGGCAAAAAGACAAAAAATCCCAATGCAAAGAAACGAACTAGGAGATAGAATAATGTCATGTGGTTGTGCTAATAATATGTCAAACAAATATGGAGGCAGCATGTACGGAAAAAAGAAACCTGCAAAGAAAGCGTATTCGTCAACTCGCGTACGTAAGGGTAACAAAAAGAAACCAAGTAAATCTGGGAAAAAAATGTATACATACAGGGATTACTAATGCCACCAAGAATCGATATAACTCCCGCATCATGGGGACAGTTGTTTGCATTGATAGGTAAGCTTGTAAAGTATGCTCAAGGTGGTTTTACCAAAGACGAAAAGCGCGAGTTGGTCCAAGACCTGTTGGCGTTGTTGGGTGTACTAGCACATGATATTGGCGAAGATTTATCTCCAAATGAAAACGAGTAAATTTAAAACTTTTTTATCTCGTCATGNAAAACATGGTGAAATAAAACGCATATCTCATAAGGCTGGCTTACATCCCAACAGTGTATATTGTTGGTGCAAGGGGCGGAATCAACCAAACGTTATTAGTTTGGTATGGTTTTTGCGAGCATTATCATTGGAAAAAAATTTAATTTACGAACAACTGTGGTTGGAATATTTGTACACATTAGAGGGTACAAGTGATGCCCAGTCACGTGCATTGATGTGGACGAAAAATGAAGTGGACTAACTGGGGTGCTGAGGTACCACGAATCTTACGACATGTACAAACGTATGGCTACACTACATTCTCTGGTGAGTATGATTTAAACATTATAGGTGTACGTTCCTCGAATCGGAGATCAGGAAAGTTCGATGATTTTTTACACGTTGTATATCAGGAGTTGGGAGATTGGATAGAAGAGGTTTATGAATGTACAACTGATCCATCAACATCTTATCATCGTGTACCATTGCATGCGACTGGTGTTGCAATAGTAAAAGAGGGTCAGTATAGAGGAGTATGGAAGCTCGGTAAACATCGTGGTTTGTACAAAGCTTTGGTGCAAACTGGAGGTCCGATCACTATATATAGGGACTCGAATCTGGATGACATTGCAGACTATGTTGATGAGGACACAGGATATTTCGGTATAAATTTGCATCGAGCTGGACGTTCCTCTTTGATGGATAACACAAAGGATTTTAGTGCGGGTTGCATTTGCATTAGATCTCCGTTGGACTATGCTAGGTTTATACGCTTGTGTGAGTTACAAGACGAGAATGGTAAGGGATCCAAATATAGTTTCACATTGGTTCGAGAAAAATGAAAGACTCTTGTTATAAAAAAATCAAAAGAAGTTACAAAGTTTTTCCCTCTGCACGGGCAAGTCAGGCGATAGCGAAGTGTCGCAAGGGGAAGGGCAAGGTTCGTAAGAGCAAGAAAGGCTCGTCTCTCAAACGATGGAGCGCAGAGAAGTGGGTTGACACGCGCACAGGAAAACCTTGTGGAGCGAAGACCAAGAAAAAACAATACTGTAGACCATCAAAGAGAGTCTCCAGTAAAACACCAAGAACTACAAAAGAGATCAGTTCTTCACAGAAACGAGCGAACATCAAAAGAAAATCTGCTGGTAAAAGAGCATCGTCAATTAGAAGAAAGAATTCCTGATCTCCATATTTGTTGTCCGATCCACTCAGCACACTGAGGTACGATAGCGTTACCTAGAGATCTAATTCTGTCCATCCGATAGGCAATCCCATCATCCATTCTACAAAGCTTGGATGGAGGCGCGTGTCTTGTCCAGTAGGTTCCATCATGTGCACTGCCGTGTGGAGGTTTTGACACGCTGGGTTGTTTGCTTTTTTTTCGTTGTAATGTATCGTGCCGACTCGGTTGAATCGTTTGCGAGAATCCCGTGTGTTCCACGCGTCGCTTGCGCATGGAGTAGGCAACGATGAATAGGCGTTCTCTTCTATGGGGAGCTCCAAAGGCACCGCCACTTCGTATAACTCCCCATTCACAATCATACCCCAATTGGGTAAGGCTCCCAACCACTTCTCGTCCTCCTCGAATAGTGTGCGCTGCAACGTTCTCCAAGACCACGACGCGTGGCAGTAGTGCGCTAATAACGGACCACAAATTCCAGTAAAGACCTGACCTTTCTGCATATATTCCTCCCTGACTCCCAGCGTTTGAGAGATCTTGACATGGATAGGACCCGAGTAAGATGTCTGGAGTTTCTGGATCATGGTCCAGTACACATCGGACATCATCATATATTATTGTGTCGGGCCAGTGTTTGCGTAGTATTTTCTGGCAGAATGGATCTATCTCACACTGCCAGATAGTTTTGGAATTGGGAATGGAACGCTCCATTCCCAATTCGAATGTTCCAATACCTGAGAAAATACTGGAGATTTTTACACTCATGGAGCCAACCAATAACCAGTACGCGCAGTGGTAATCCCATCGATGTTTAATCGACGACACTTTCTGCCTCCATTCTGGAGGACTGCTCCCATTCTCAGCAGTAGGGAGGGATAAAAATTCTCATAGTTCATGGGGCGGATAGTGGTAGGTACACGTCTATCACCCTCAACGTGTGTGTAGATATGCTGCAACATATCTTTGATGGTAAAAAACTTGCCAGTATGCTGGGAAAGAAACCCACTCACAAGTGTGTCGTGGATACTTTCTACAGTATATTCTGCGTTGTGCGCAGTGGACAACGCCTGTTCTTGTGGTGTTAGCCACCACTGTTCTTCGTTGTCAAACCTCCACACTGCCTCCGCCCATATCATATCACGTAGTTGTGCTAGTTCTTTGGGATCATATCCCATTTGGTTCTCGATAGACTGTAGCTCGAGAAACCAGTATCGACGGGAACCAGTCTTATCCTTGAAGATGCCGATGTCGTTGTCATTGGTTGAACCAGTGAATACACATTGACGAGGTTCCTTCACTTCATGTGTGCGATATACTGGGCGATAGGTATCGAACTGTTCGTCCAAGAAATTCTTGATCACGTTGGCGTCTTTCTTGGCCATCGAAGAAAGTTCTGCCATCTCATGGATCCATGCTGTGCGCAATATGGATCGGCCATCCTTCTCTCCAATGTTTATTTTTGAGGAGTTGTACCAAGAATATCCAGTACGGGGACAGGACCCAGCTAGGGTGCGGTAGAACGTCCCCTTCCCATGTCCTTGAGCGGCCTTCACCACCATCATGGTGTCCACCTTACATCCAGGAGACAGAACTCTTGCGACGCAAGAGATGGGCCACTTGCGCCCATATATCTGAGCCAGCTCGGTGTCTGGCGCACAAAGAAACTTAGAGAATAGTGTGGTGCAATGACTTTCCATGTCGGGGTTCCACTTTCCTCGAAGGCCTTCGAGGTATTCTCTAAGTGGGTTGACGCTATTGTTATCTCCATAGAGAAGCAATGCTTGGCGTACCATATCAAGGGACAGCGTCTGCCCATGATAGAATTTCCTTCGCAAGATGTTCATGATCTGAATTTCCTTCGGATCATCGATCGGGGACCTGTCCATGAACAGGCGTTGGCGTACTTCACAGAACCACAACTTCTCTCCGAAGAGAAGTCCAAGCATTGAAAGAAGGTTATCGGGGCTTTTGAGGTATGACCAGCTACGATTCTTATCTCCATATCTGATCTCAAGTTCATGGTCTGTTACGATGCAATCCATGTGCGTCTTATTGCTATTGCACATGGTGAATCGATAGCGAGGAATTCCCCACATGTCTACTGATCGAGAGATAAAACCACTACCCAATGAGCCACTGGCAGTGGCATAGCATTGTACGTTTCCAGTAGTGTGCTTCTGGAGCTTGTCCCAGTTTTTTATATACCAACCGAATGGACGCGTCTCCCCATCATATCCTCGTATCGGATACGAGGCGGGGCAACGGACTACTGTGTATCGATCGTCAGTATCTCTACGAGGCAGAGATACAGTGCGTTCTTTGGGTGTGCTTTCATTTGGCATGTCATCCTCTATATAGACTTTGAGTATAGCATCCACGTCTAATCGTCCACCATCAATATGATGGATGAATGATACTCCCGTGTGTTCCGCAGTACAGGATGGTAGATACCATATCCTGCTCGGGTCTTTGGTGGCCCGATCAGATGGATGTATTCTGTACATCCAACGCCATAGAACGCCATACTCTTGGGGGGTCACGGGCCGTGATAGCCCGAGCATGCTTCTGAAACATGCTCTCTCACTGTTGTGAGAGAACGTGGAATAGTGCGTCGATAGCACACCATCGAAAGACTCTATAATTTTTCTCTTTGCAACGTGCTCGATTTTGTCAAAGTCGAGCACCAATGCTGTGATGTATCTTATATTTGTAATCCTTCTTGGTCCGTGTGGATCTCTCCACACTACTGGAGCAAAGAGTCTTGTGCGACTTTTGTGGGTTGTGACATCATGTGTCATATCTATCGGTGATAGAGCGCACGATCTACTGCACTGATTTGTTCTGTTCCATCCGCCAATAGGCGCATCATGTATTGTTGCCTGAACTTTCCAGTCCTTGACAGGTTCTGTATTAGATGTTATATAATTCATAGGTCATCTCCTTTGGTATGTGTCCTGTGTTGTTGGGTACCTCACACATTGTGTGAGGTATTTTTTTCTTCGGGGGGGATTAGCAGTATTATATTGTCCGCAATGTATAACCCGATTGCATTTACGAGAATCTGTTTTATTGTGGTCCCTTTGGCTTTGGCAATCTGCTTCAAAGCCTCGTATATGCGAGGGTCGAGAGCCAAGGGATAGTTTTTATTTGCCATTGTTCACTCCTACGAGAACGGCTATGCGTTCCCACTGGTTATTGATCAGGTTTATGTACCCACATACGTATGGGTACGTATGGATGTATATTCGCACGTCGTCCTCGAGGGCAGATAGCATCTTCTCTGCCTCAGATACTCTGAGAGAGAGAGTATCCTTGTGTGGCCGTGCTTGCGCAGACAATCTGCGCTTCTTTAAATATTCTTCTGCTTCACTGAGCTTTCGCTCGTATCTCTCCAGCTCGCGATAGTGGAGGAGTTCTATCTCACGGCCCAACTCCTCTACGTGGTAGCAATGACCACGACCCTTTTTGGATGAGAAATAAAAGCCATCGCATGAACACATGACAAGGGCTTTCTCATGTGCTGGGTCCAGTATCACACTGGATAGGTAGTCACTACCTACCCATGTGCAGGACCATCGAACAATTCTTCTTGTGTTGTGTCGCATGTGTTCATGCGACAACTTTGTCATCTTTCTTCTCATTGGCTTCTCCGTTGTAGGACGAGCAGTAGGGCCATTGTTATGATCAGTGTACGCTCGTCATGGTTCTCGCATAGAGCGTAGACATCTGGGTGCGTGATCCAGATGTGATCATCGATCGCTTGGACCAGGAGGTCCAACTCTTCTGGTGTTGTGGGATTGTCTTCTGGTGATAGAAAATCCTCTATCACCATGTAGTATATATCTATTGTTTTCATTTGCATAGCCTCCTGAATGTGTGTAGTTTTGTGGGGTAGTAGTGGAAGATCATGGTTGTCCAGAGCGGGCGGGTCAGGATCCCACAGAAACGGGATCTGTGCGATTCTCCCTTTAACTGGACCCATTGGCCCTTTTGGATGGTCATCTTACCAGAACATATCTTTTTATGTATCTCTGGTGTTATGTATATCGTCCTTTGAAATCTCATTTTTGTGTCCTGTGTTGTCTTGTCTTTCTTACGAGGAATTCAGGGGCCTCGTATTCCCCGTGCGAAAGTTCGTGGTACAACTTTGTGTACCGTTGCCCGCGCAGTCTCACGATAGCACCGTATCTACGCTCGAGATACTCCACTGCATCCTCAATCGACCCGAAGGTTATCTTGTCTGGTCCGTTCCACTCCTCCTTCAATGGACCATCTTTGGGCATGTTGATGGTTCCCTGATAAAAATAATACCTCACGCTAATGTAATACATCACTTGCTCCTATCTTGTCTTGTCTTGTCTGGTCTGTGTCTCTTGTCTTGTCTCATCTCTTGTGGAGATA